TTAACCGGCGGGTTTATCCGCCTTTTTTGGACGTCCACGTTTTCTTGCCGGTTTCACTTCGGCCTTACGCGGGCGCGGGGTTGTGCGGGGTTTTGTTGCCGGGGCAGGCTTAGGTCTCAGGGCGCTTTCCAGTCGCTCAATGTCCTTTTTCACGCCTGCCTGACCGTCGAGCTGCATCGCGCGCTGGAGTTGCGTGAGTGCCTCCGCCAGCCGTCCGGCATCACGCAGCACCAGACCTGTAATTTTGTGCAATCTGCCTCGCACTTTGTCGGGCATATCCGACGCAGCGGTCAGTGTCTGGGTACTGAGCAGAAGGCCGACATCAACCGGCTCACCGGCGGCATGGGCACGCATGGCCGCCAGCGCCACATCTTCGGCCAGTACATACGGCGTGGTGCGTTTGTGCTGTGAGGGCATGGTGAGACCGTACTGCATCGCATAGCGGGCAACCTCCAGCGCCCCGGCAATGTCACCGGCGTCGAGTTTCCACAGCATGACGGTCATCACGATGTCATCCTGCGCACCTTTGCCCCCGGACAAAACACCGGCCACCCACGGGGCATAGGACGGTAACAGCACGCGCTTTTTGTCGGCTTTGCGCTCGATGGAATGAATGGTTTTTAACGTGCGCCGGTCGGCAGCCAGTTTGACCAGCATCTGCTCATAAGCGGATGCATGGCGCAGCGGGTTATCGTCCCGCTGCGCGGTCACAATGGCCGAGACCCGCATCATGTGGCGTGCGGCGGGACTCGTCATGGCTTACGCCTCCTGCGCCGGTGCGTCTTTCGGCGGCTCAGGGAACTCACCGAGCGTGATGTTCTCAATCAGGCAACCGGCGGCGTAGTCTTCAATCACGTAATCAATGTTCATCGATTCGTAGTTTTCGATACGGTCGAGTTTGCCGTTCTCATCAATGATGCGGCGGTGACTGTCGTCCATGTAGTAAATGGACAGGTTTTCCAGCGTGGTCACCATCAGACCGTTAGCCGGGAAGTACGGCACGCGCACTGCGGGCAGGTTGCCGATGCGTTTCTGGCTGACAATCACATCGGCTGCCATCGCTTCGGTGTTGGCCTGCTCCTGGTTCACAATCGGGAAATATTTGTCGGCCAGTAACTGACGGCCACAAATGACGACTAAATCCGGATCTTCCTGGTACCACGGTGCAATCAGATTATTGGTCGCATCCATCACCAGGGCGTCGAGGTTGGCGAAATCACCGTTTTTACCTACGCGGATCACATCTGAAATCACGCTGCCATCTTCGGCGGTGACTTTATCCATCACGCGCGCTTTCGCTTCGTTGCGGTATTTCTGCAACCAGCCGACTGCCACGTCCTGCAACAGCGGATTTTTGCTGCGGTCAGAGGTTGCCGCGCGCTTGATACCGTTGAAACCCGCCATCATTAAATCGAGCGACTGACGCTTGATAATGGCGTTACGAATACGGATCTGGAAGTCCTGGAAACGCGCCCATAAATCGAGGGTGCGGAAACGGATATGGAAATCGAAGTTAATCTGATCGCATTCGTATTTGTTGGACTCCAACGCGGTGAAATCTTCGGTCTGACGCTCGTCACCGCTGGCGGTGTCGGCGGTGCTGGCAATCGAGCCGGAGACACCGACACCGATTTTTTCACCCTTCATTTCGGCAACCGGCACCATGTTGATGCGGGTCAGAAAGTCGGACGACTCCTGCATGGTGTTCATCAGCGTCTGAGTGACGGACGGGTCGACGCTGAATTTTTTGGTCATGTCACCGGCGTCGACGTTGTTGAGCTTCGCCACCTGGGTGAGATAGGCGTTAAATTTAAAGCGGGTCTGTGGCTTCATAGTGTTTCCTGATTAATTTTGGGGTCGTTCCGGTAGCGCGACCGGGCTTAACAGTTGGTCAGCATCGAGTCGCCATTGCCGCCGCTCGACGGTTCACGGCGGCGCTGCGCAAAGCTCTCGGTTTTATCCAGCGAGGTTTCCAGCGCGGCGAGTTTCTGCTGGCTTTCTTCGAGCTGACCGGTGAGTTCGCCCTTGAGGGTACTGAGTGACAGTTCCATCGCGGTGAGGCGCTGCTCAGTGGCGTCGTGGCTGGCCTGCACCTGCTCAGTGACGACCGTCACCGCTTCATGCACATCGCTGAAACGGGCGTCATCATCGGCCTGTTTACGGCTGAAAATACCCTTCACGGTATCGGTCAGTTTGTTGAACAGGGTGTCGGGCTGGTCTTCAAATTCCAGCTCGGCCAGCGTGGCGACCGAAATCAGGTTTTCAGGGCTGGTTTTGAAGCGGTTAAGCGGGTTAGATTTGGCGGTACGGCAAAACTCGAGGTATTCAGTGCCAAGGCTTGCCGGGTCGTCGGTGACCGCCAGACCTACCAGATAGCATTTGCCGGTGTTGGCAAAGTTCGGCTGAATTTCCATCGAGGTGTAAACCTTCTGGCCTTTGCCGACCATGTCGACCAGGTTGTCCAGTGGGGCAATTCTGGCAAACAATGCCCACTTGCCGTTGAGCACAGAGTCATCGTCAATCTGTGCCGCTTTCAGCTCCACCACGTCGCCGTAACGCTGAAAAATACTGTCGGGAAGGATGCCGCGCAGGTGCTCCAGATTGATGCGGCAACCATAGACACGCGGGTCGAAGGCGGTCGCCATTTCCTGAATGTCGGTGCCGCTGATGAGTCGCCCGTCACAGGTGTCACCCTCGACACCGATGCGGAATAACTTCGATACTTTTTTTGCCATGGTCAGGCGTCCTGATGTTGGGTGATTGGGTCAGGCTTAGTTTCCTGACTCCGCACCCGGCCTGCCATTCATCCCGGATGGCTAACCCCTGACACAACAGCACCTTAGCGCGCATCCTTTCCCGCTTAAGTAGCCTTGCTCGTTATCAGATAACGCGAGGCAACCATGACCATCACCACAGATACCTCCCTGATGCTTGATCCGCGTCGACAGGCATCACTGCTTTACTGGCAGGGATTTTCCGTGCCGCAGATTGCCGAAATGCTCGGTCAGAAACGCCCGACGGTGCAGAGCTGGAAGCAGCGCGACGGCTGGGACGGCATCGCACCCATTACCCGTGTGGAAAACAGTCTCGAAGCACGATTAATTCAGCTCATTACCAAGACGAAAAAAGACGGCGGCGACTTCAAGGAGATTGACCTGTTAGGCCGACAGATTGAGCGGCTGGCGCGGGTGAACCGCTATAACCAGACCGGCAGCGAGGCGGATTTAAATCCCAACGTGGCGAACCGCAATAAGGGTGAGCGTAAGAAGCCGAAAAAGAATTTTTTCAGCGACGGGGCCATCGAAAAGCTCGAGGAGATTTTCTTTGCTGAGTCCTTTGAATACCAGCTCGGCTGGCATCAGGCAGGGTTACAACACCGTATCCGCAATATCCTCAAATCCCGCCAGATTGGCGCAACGTTTTATTTCTCACGTGAGTCACTGTTACGCGCGCTGAAAACCGGCCATAACCAGATTTTCCTCTCGGCCAGTAAAACGCAGGCATATGTGTTCCGCGAGTACATCATCCAGTTTGCCCGCCTGGTGGATGTTGACCTGACCGGCGACCCGATTGTCATCGGCAACAACGGGGCAAAGCTGATTTTTCTCGGCACCAACTCCAACACCGCGCAGAGCCACAACGGTGACCTGCTGGTCGATGAAATTTTCTGGATCCCCAATTTTCAGAAGCTGCGCAAAGTGGCATCGGGCATGGCCTCACAGCAGCACCTGCGCTCGACCTATTTCTCGACACCGTCAACGCTGGCGCATGGCGCGTACCCGTTCTGGTCAGGCGAGCTGTTTAACAAAGGCCGGTCGGATAAAAGCGAGTGTGTGGATCTGGATATCAGCCACGCGGCGTTAAAAAACGGCATGACCTGCGATGACGGTCAGTGGCGGCAGATTGTGACCATTGAGGATGCCCTCGCCGGTGGCTGCAACCTGTTTAATCTCGACACGCTGAAACGCGAAAACAGCGCCGATGATTTCCGTAATTTATTCATGTGCGAATTTGTCGACGACAAGGCCTCAGTATTCCCGTTTGAGGAGCTGCAACGCTGCATGGTCGACAGCATGGAAGCCTGGACGGATGACTGGCAGCCGTTCGCGACTCGCCCGTTTGGTTATCGTCCGGTGTGGATTGGTTATGACCCGTCACACACCGGCGACAGTGCCGGATGTGTGGTGCTGGCACCGCCCGTGGTGGCCGGGGGCAAGTTCCGCATTCTGGAGCGCCATCAGTGGAAAGGCATGGACTTTGCCACACAGGCCGAGTCCATCAAAAAGCTGACCGAAAAATACCACGTCGAATATATCGGCATTGATGCGACCGGCATCGGCCAGGGTGTTTACCAGCTCGTGCGCGCGTTTTATCCGGCAGCGCGGGAAATCCGCTACAGCCCGGAAGTAAAAACCGCGATGGTGCTCAAAGCCAAAGACACCATTGGCCGTGGTTGCCTGGAATATGACGTGAGTTATACCGATATCACCGCCTCGTTTATGGCAATCCGTAAAACCATGACCAGCAGTGGCCGCAGCGCCACCTATGACGCCAGCCGCAGCGAGGAAGCCAGTCATGCCGACGTCGCATGGGCGACCATGCATGCGCTGTTAAATGAGCCACTCACCGCCGGTAGCGGTCAGGCATCCACCTCAATTCTGGAGTTCAACTGATGTCCAAAAAAAATAAAAAACACGCGGCAAAAAACACCCTCACACCACCGGCTGCGGCACCGCAAAAAATGGAAGCGTTCACCTTTGGTGAGCCGTCACCGGTGCTCGACCGCCGTGACATTTTGGATTACACCGAGTGTGTCGGTAACGGCAGATGGTTTGAGCCGCCGGTGAGTTTTACCGGGCTGGCGAAAACCCTGCGCGCCGCCGTGCATCACAGCTCACCAATTTATGTGAAGCGCAATATTCTCGCGTCGACATTTATCCCTCACCCGTTACTTTCGCAGCAGGATTTCAGCCGCTTTGCGCTGGATTTTCTGGTGTTCGGCAATGCGTTTTTAGAAAAGCGTATGAGCGTCACTGGCAAGCTATTACGGCTTGAAACCTCACCGGCCAAATACACTCGCAAGGGCACCAATGAGGATGTGTACTGGTTCGTGCAGTCGTTTATCACCCCGCATGAGTTCGCGCCGGGTTCCGTGTTTCACCTTCTGGAGCCGGACATCAACCAGGAGCTGTACGGCCTGCCGGAATATCTCAGCGCGTTAAATTCTGCCTGGCTGAATGAATCGGCAACCCTGTTCCGTCGCAAGTATTACCAGAACGGTGCGCACGCCGGTTACATCATGTATGTGACCGATGCGGCGCAGAGCAGCACCGACGTGGAAGCCTTGCGCGAGGCGATGCGAAGCTCAAAGGGGCTGGGGAATTTTAAGAACCTGTTTTTCTACGCACCGAACGGAAAGCCGGACGGGATTAAAATCGTGCCACTCAGTGAGGTGGCGACGAAAGATGATTTCTTTAACATCAAGAAAGCGAGCGCCGAGGATTTGATGAGCGCACACCGCGTACCACCGCAAATGATGGGCGTCATCCCCAACAATACCGGCGGGTTTGGTGACGTGGTAAAGGCCGCACAGGTGTTTGTGCGTAATGAGCTGACGCCATTGCAGGAGCGGATTAAAGAGGTGAATGAGTGGATTGGTGAGGAGATGATCCGCTTTAAGCCGTATAACCTCTGCAACGCCGATTGATATCTTGGTTTGAGATTCAGTGGCTCATATAATCTGCGTTTCTCGTTAATACTAATTCGTTTATTTTCATTTGCGCGGGATAACTCTTCATTTGACACAACTGTCATTTCGGTCGTAACCGACTCAGTGCAAAGGAGTTGTTAATTTTGATAGGAGGCTGCCAGATCTACTGTGGAGAATAATTGTGTTAGTTAATGGGAATGAGCCGCTAACGCGGCTTAAATACACAGAGTTTAATTTTTATATTCTGCCTGAATTTTATATCTAAAAGTGAATACCTAAATTAGCCAGCAAGTCTTTTACTGATTCTACAGGGTTGGTTATTGGTTTGAATAAGTCACTCGTAGAACCAATGCCTACAGCGTTTAAAATACTCTCTCTTACTTGATTGAAAACACTGTTATCTCCCCCAAGAGGATACCCTGATAATATTGCACCCGCATCTATATGGGTCATATACCTTGGGAGTACAGCAGCTAATCCATTAGTATAACCTATCACAACAAAATCTATTACCGTCTGGACAAATTCGACTTGATTCACACACTCATTATCAACTTTGTTATTCAGATCATTGATTAGCTTTGTTTTATTTTCATTTAGGTCAGAAACATATGCAATAAGGTCTATAAATTCATTGTGTTTAGCATCATAGTATTTACTCGGGTCAAGGTTTTTTGCTTTCATATTGGCGATAATCACACCAGCATCAATTATCAGCCCATCATATCCGGCATTAATTTTTTCAATGCCTGCATTTCTTGCTTCATCGCAGTAGCTCATATGCACCTCGGTTGAAATTTCGCGTCGTATGATTTGGCCTACACTTAAAACACCATATACCTTTGAACCTGGCTCGCTCATTAGTAGTAGTAAAATGGTTTAATTGATTTATGTCTGTAACACTTACGTATGAATTAAACATATATTATCATTCGGCCACCACCATCCCACTGCGTCACTACGTGACATAGTGAATTCTACAACGACGTGCAACTAACACTGTGCCGGATAGAATGAAAAGCACACGAAAAGGGTGTAAACCTAATCACTCCAGATGATCCATATATCATCAAGTTACTGATTTAGAAAGATCCCCCATGAGAAAGTCGCTATTATTTTATAGATACACTCAAAAGCCCTGAGCGCTCCAGATTATTATAAAAATACGAAATTGGTATTAACCATTATCCTTCCGGCGTAACTACAATATATAAAATCAGCAGATATCTCTACCTATACAAAAAAATACTTCATTGATAAATTTAACAGAAAACATTGAAGGATATTACTTAAGTGAGTGACTTATGATATTTAATTTCAATAATATCTAATGTCTTTACGACTTAACAAGAGTGAAGGCATTCAAAACTAGGGGCTGACATCATCAATCAGAAGGCAAATTACACAGTGAGTTTATACTCTTCTTCAATGTCATCGCACCAAAAAAATTATCTAATAACATCGGAACTACAAAGACTAGAGGTTAATTATGGCAAATAAAAAGACACCTACAACCAAGAAGTCCGCGAGTAAAACAACTCCACATTTGCAACGTAAGTGTGGTTGCATGTCGGTACATTATTGGCTGCTGGAACAGGACCCACAATTCCATATAGCACAAAGTGAACTCGAGCATGCCTTCGCTGCATCACGTCGTCTTGTACAAGCCATGCCTCCTAAACCGTACCGCATTAGCGTGGTCATACACATCCTCAATTCGCCTGGAGCAGAAACAGTAACGTCTTCACAAATTGAAGCTCAGATATCTATACTTAATAACGATTTTCGCGCGGCAAATCTCGACAAAAATAAAGTTCCACCCGTGTGGCAAGGTCTCATCGCCGATGCAATGATTGAATTTCAACTAGCGACACTAACTCCTGATGGCGAAGCAACCGATGGAATCTTGAATGTTCCCACGACTGTAACAGAATTTGGACAGAACGACTCTATGAAAGATTCCGCCCGTGGTGGTAGTGCACCTTGGCCTACAGATAGATATCTAAATATTTGGGTTTGCCAACTTAAAGACGGGCTGCTGGGATATGCACAATTTCCTGGAGGTCCTTCAGAGACTGATGGTGTAGTGATATCAACCTACGCTTTCGGGATAGGTGGCACTGCGAAAGAACCTTTTAACAATGGACGTACTTGCACGCATGAAATTGGACATTACTTCAATCTACGCCATATTTGGGGCGATACTCCAGATTGTTCAGGAGGGGACTCCGTGAACGATACCCCAAATTCCGAGGGGCCAAATTATGGCAAACCTGATTTCCCTAAAATTTCTTGCCAGAATGGTCCAAACGGGGACATGTTCATGAACTATATGGATTATGTTGACGATGACGCCATGGTTATGTTCACACCTGAACAAGTTGCTCGGATGCATGCGACGCTTGAAGGTCCACGTAAGCTGCTAGTGTCGTGAAAATGTATACAATATTTGGTGATTGGATACACGCATACGAGTTTGATACTGCTAATACGAAAGTATATGTCAAAATAGGAGGACCACTCCCCCCAAGTCGTGGGCGTCAACGTTTATCGTTTCACTCAGATGGTACTTTCACTGGAGCAATACCTGGCCTAGACGATCGTATTACTGATATAAGTGGTTCATATCAGCTTAAAGGCACTAAGTTAATACTAAATTATGGATCTGGAGTTCCGCCTGTAGTTTACGAAGCACTTCTCGATAGTGAAGGTAAAAATCTGAGGTTGATAAGAGCTTAAGTCTATATGATATTATTGATAAATCCGGCCACTATCTATTGATTGACATTTTGCTGTTAGTTATGTCTTCGCTGTGGTCTGAAAGCAGCCTTTACTGATTAAAATCCTGGAGTCCACTTTTCGTTGACTGTCGGATTTAATCATACCGTACTACGGAACACCGTCAGGCCCAGTGAAGTCATGTCGATAACCGCACCACTTTAGAGATGAGGCCTGAATGCTGACCGGATTAAACCACCTGACCATCGCCATTAGCGATATATCTCGCAGCTTCGATATCTGTGTCAGCGTTCTCGGTTTCCCCCCTAAGGCTAAATGGACGGAGGGTGAGTATTTATCTCTGGGAAAGCATTAGTTGTGTTTATCACTGGATGGGGTGGACACTAAACAAGATTACACTCATTACGCTTTTACTGTTTCCGAGCAGCCAAGTTAGAAGTTCATATCGGTAACCTGCATACTAGGCTTCAATCCTGCAAAGAAAATCCCTGACGGAATGACTTTTCTCTAATTAACTTTCAGGAGGAATCACTTCTCTTTTTAAGCCGCCCCACGGCAGCTTTTCGTACCCTACTCTGACGCTCTCAGACGCTTATCTTGAACTGCAATCTGCCCCGCACATAAACTTCATGCTTGCGAACAACTCAACGCCACAGAGACACTCTCAGGAAGAAATAAATTAAATCCATTTTGCCCTCAGCGCGCAATGCTATCCCCGCCACGCCTGCCCGCTTCATGGGTCAGTTTTAATGCAGGTGCATTCAGCCACGCAGAGGTTGCGTGGCACGCTAGGTCGATTGGAATAAAGATAAAAATACAGTTGCAAATTAAGGCACTCAAATGCACCAGTTACCAGTTACCAGTTAAGAGTTTCTTTTACTACGAGCCGCCACTCATCGACTAAAGTAACCAACTCATCAAAACTGTCCATCAACTCGCCATGGGAGCCTTTATTTTCTTTATATTGAAGAATATTAAGATTTAACGTGTCTTCAATAACTGGCAACATGTCCTTATGTATACTCTTATTTGATGTAACCAAAAAATGTGGCTTGCTACCATAATGTTTAAAAAACGAGTCCTCAAGTAACAACCTAATGTCAGGATCGTTAACTCCACACCCAACAAATAAAAATGTATGCGTTAGGCTTAATGCACTTAAAAGTTCGTAAAAATCTCTGCTCTCTGAGCGAGCTTTTGCATAATCAGAACGGCTAAAAATTAACTTTTGAGCATTATCAACTGTCCCATGAATTTTAAGTATTACTCGACCATCACCTTTTATATCTGTCACGATATCATTATCGTGATAATTTTTAACAACAACAGTCCCTAGAGTTTCTTTAGATGCATATGTTTCATATATTTTATCAAAATTAGGAGTGACTACAATGCGACAATCCAATTTGAATAAACTTTCATGAATTGGAGCATGCTTGTATCTTGGTGTGGAGAAGGCGGCTCTTACATTATCTTGAAACTTACCTTTCGGCAATCTTATTTTGATGAGTTCACAGGCAGTCAAATAATCTTCATTTGCAATTAATTTCTTTATTTGAGAGCTGTTATCTACATCAACCATGCATTGCTCTAAAAATGCCTTCCAACTTGGAGGGTATTTTTTGCCATCTTGGCTAACACTATTCATTGATACTCCAGCACCAAGAAACAAAATGCATTTCCTGCGAGCAAGATCAGAAATCAACGATTCAGGCCAACTAATCATTTGCCTGTTCCTTCCATTATATTAACTAGGTTAGCACATATGCCTTTATAAATTTTGCGAGCATCATTTACTTTGCTAAAGTGAGAGCCAACAACACCATCCTTTGATTTAAGCATAAAAACAGGGGAGTGAGCTAATTGAGACATAGGAATTAAACTATTCATATTCTCAATCTGTCCAAGCTCATAGTTAATGTTTTGCTTTTCAGCGTATGGTTTAATAATTTCCGTAGTTATGACCTTAGGTGTTTTTTTTGCAATTCGTTCAAATGCATTTACTTTCACTTTCACTCCACGAACTGTTTTACCCTTGTACTGCTGCATCGCATAACCTAGAAAAGATAGCTTCCACTTTATATTTTCATCATCAATACAATAGTCCTCACCTTCATTTTTTTTATATGAATCAAGGCCTTTTATAATACCATCCTTCCAATTCGCCAAAGAAAGATTAATATTACTTAATGCCATCAAACTAAACACATCGACAGACATTGGAATTACAAAATAGTCACATGATATTAGTATTGCACGATTTAAAGCACCTAAAGATGGGCCTACATCATAAAATACATAGTCATAATCTTGATATTGGTTTGAGAGGTGACTGAATACTAAGGTAGTTTGTAACCCTCGCGGATCTCCTGATTTAGCAGGAGCCCAATCAGTCGCTAAAAGATCCTCACTTAACGCTAATCTTGGATCACCAGGAATCAAATCAAAACCGAATCTCTCAGTTTTCAATGGGATTATTTTATCTTTTATATATCCCTTACCACGCCTTACTGGATTAAGAAAAGCCTCAATCGAATCTCTTTTATCATCGTCATACAGACTTGTCAGTTTAGCATCACTTAAGCAATAGGATGTTGTATTACATTGAGGGTCTGCATCCACAACCAAAACTTTTTTATTCATTTCCAAAGATAAATATGCCGCGGTATTACAAATAAGCGTTGTTTTCCCTACACCACCTTTGTTATTAAAAAAAACAATACTTTTCATCGTTTCAAATCCTTATAAGAATAAATTAAATACTTAGCACATCAAGTTGTTATTAATTATTAAAGCTATAGCTGAAAATGCTCTCAATGCCAAGTCCATTTGTCAACAAAATAATGATGAATCTTACTAAATAAGTGATCCTGCATACATTTTGAGCCTATACATCTTGAATGTAACTTGTAAAAACCTATTTTTAGTGGGTATACATTACTCATAATGTGTATTGTTCAATAATTAACAGCGAAGCTGTTGCAAGTGATAAATTATCGCAAGCACTAGATAAAGTTAGCCTTGAGATTAATACACCTCGTTACCATAGCAAATACCTCTCACTAAACACTTTAATAAAGAGCAGTTTATTTCGGAACAAAAATATACTATTTCTCGCAGATATCACTATTTGTTTAATGATACCAACCTACTCTCTAACAACATTCTTGCCCCTGTTATCACTACAATCTAACTCTCCTTCCTCAATATGATTAAGTAGGGTCGTGACTCTCTCAGATGCTGCAGTCCCTTCTGTACTGTTCCTCAAGTCACCCAACCCACAGTTATTGACAGGACTCCGAGTCGCGGCAGAGCCGCTCTTTAAGGTCAAAGAATTAAGATCAACTTCAACGGCCTTAGCAACGATGCGCCATTGAGTTGTACGGGTTACATGCACATTGTCAGAACCAAGATGCGGGGCAAAGATACCGATAACCTTCTGCACTTCCTCGTCATACGCATTCAGCTCGTCAGCCACCTTACGCGCCACACGGACGGTTTGCGTATCTCGCGGCACGTTTGCCCCACCCTGCGCTGCAATATACAAATCAAAATCACCGCCATCGGCTGCCGCCCTTGCATCTTCGACTCGCTCATCAAATTCACTGGCAATACTCACACCACGCGGCAGTTTACGTAGTTCGCGATAAGCACCCATTGTCGGGACACCAATTGGTTTAAATTGGGGGATACGCCACGTTGACGCCCAGGCGTTAACTGCTGCTGCGGTATCAGTCAAAGGTTTGCCGGTGTCTTTATCAATCTCCCCTTCCAGCGCGTAACCGTCGATATTCTTCGCGATATATTTTGCGATATAGCCAGCCGCCCCGCCTTTGTTGAGATGCTTACACTCAAAGCGATTTTTTGCTGCGCCTCGCTCATCGCCATCTTCTTTTAAAGAGTAACGACGCATGATCTCAATAACTTGCTGACGCTGGTCAGGCTGGCAGAAAAGCATCATGTGCCAGTGCGGCGTACCATCATGATGGGGTTCGACGACGCGCATCCCGTAGACATTAAGGTCATTGTCTTTGAACGCGGTACGCATCTTGCTCCAGATAGCACACAAATAACGCTGACCATCTTTCGGGCTGTAGGCTTCATCGTTCCATTTGTGGTTAAGCTGGACGGTTTTATCCGCCCCAGTGATACGCGTTGGGTGATATTTGGATGGGGTCGTGATGGTAAGAAACATGCCCACATCACCTTTGCTCGCGGCGTACCGCTCAATCCCGGCGATGGTGTTCATTAATTCCATGCGACGGATTTCAGGGTTAGAAATGCTTTTCAGTACCTTATCAATCAGGTCGATTCGCTCGCCCGTCTCAACATTCTCCAGCTCGCGGCTTTTCAGATACTCAAGATTAGCCAGACGACGCGCATGTACATCCCGAATTGCCTGTTTGCTGGCATACGGTGAGCGTTTTTTGCTGACCTCACCGACAGAGATAAATAGCGCTTCATTCCAGCGGGTACGCTGTGCTTTGAACTGGCGCACCCACCACTCGTCGTTAACCAGCCGGGAAACTGCTGAAAAGGCATCGCGTATTGTAAGCTTCCCTTTGCGATACTTTTTCCAGTGCATCGGAGTGATGTTAAATGCGCGGGAAGCACCTGCGATTTCGCCGTAAAGCCAGGATTGCGCTTCGTCGGTAAACAGCACTTCATTTTTGTCGCCTTCATGCTCGCTGGCGTAGCTGTCGCTGAGTTCTTCATAGGCATTGAATAACTGAGCTGCTATCCGGCCTGCAAACTTCTCCAGCGCTTTATCATTCATCCCCGGTAAGCGTGAATAGGCATCCTGTTCTGACAAGAAACGCATCGTCGCAACGGTATTCATTCTATGGTTGCGATTTACGCTTTCGATGCGTGGCCATAAGCGCCGTTTGAAAGTGGACGTCAGAAACCGCAGAGCATCAAGCTGGCTGGAATGGCGCTTCATCCAGTAGTAGCGATTGCTGAATTTTGCACGGAGGATATAAGGAAGCGTGTTTATGTCTGCTAAAACCGCTTGCACCTGACGGTGTTCGTCACGTGTAAGCGGTCTGTCATAGGGATCTCGCGAGATAGCCGCACGAGGAGCGTTCCAGGGATAAGCACCGACGAATGACTTGCCGGTGCTTTGATTAAGAAGAACAACTGAGGGAGCTGTGCGCTCCCGGTCATTACTGTGCATTGGCTTTAAAAGCGTGTTCGCATACCAGTGCAATGCGAGCAATTTCTGCGGCCATTGCTTCAATTGAGTCTACCGATGAGGACTGAATGTGATGAAGGATAAGACCGGAGACAAGCTGACTAATTTTCGGGTAATACCCGATAGAATCTAACCACTCCTTACCGGCCATCTTTCCTGTTTTAGCGACCTTCTTTTCCTGCAAAATAAATTGATATTGGTCGCTGGTAATTACCCATTTATCGCCAACCTGAATATGGACAGACATATTTAACCCTCAATATTATTAATTTTATTCATAGCGATCTGACACAGCTCGCCACAGTGATTTATCTCTTTCAAAAGCTCATTGGTGTTATTGATTCGTTTCAGAAAAACAGCCCGTTTGACCATCAGGTTAATCAGGTCGGAAATCAGCTTTAACTCACTGGAATAAATAGCGACTGTGGGATAAGAAACAGCACCGGTGTCTTTATCATGTTTAACATCAGCCAGAACAAAAGAGCCATTCAGCTTCATGACCGAATACCAGCTCTTGACGATAACCCGATGATTGGTCATAACCCTGCCCCACTTTGATAGCTGAGGCCTGATTCATGCAGCTTCTGCGATTCCTGGTGAAGCAGTTCCACAATCTCAACACCCGATAGTTCGTTGTTGGTAATGTGGCGGATAAGTCCGTCAATGTGCGATGAATACTTAACTGCCGCATCGGCCCGAGCTTCTGCCCTTGCATGGATGAGAAGTGAATTTAATTGCTCAGAGTTACTTTGATGATTAATTCTTGCTGGCATAATCCCTGACTCCAGATAATAAAAAGCCACACACAATGAAGTGCGTTAATTTTTTCAATGTATTAATTAATGGAGATATTGCTCAGGTTTAACGGCTGTCAATATTGCTGGAGTGTATTCAAATAAATTAAACAGCTCACGTAATGCCCGTATTAAAGCATCCCGCCATTTACACTGTTCGTTTTCGATATACCAGTAAGGTTGATTAAATTCATCTTCTGTCAGCCCCGCATGTAAAAACAAAGTACGCCGCTGGCTAACCGTCAGGCGGCCAATGAATCCTGATTTACTTACGCCAACAGCTCGTTGCTTTGTGAATGCGTTTCGTAGTTCATCAATGGCACAGACGATACGTTCACGATCACAATCGTTCATTTCTTCCAGACGCATGACTGAGTGACGTTGTTTAAGTTGCGCGTGAAAACAGACTGTCAGGCGTTCTCGCTCCAACATATCGTTGTAGAAATTACAGGACTCAGTCCAACGAGGTTTTGCCAGATGTTTAGCAACCAGGCCGCGCAGACCAGCCGGTTGGTTTTTCACTACTGCAAAGGTCATGACTGTCATTTAAATATTCTCCCTGCGACTTTCAGGCAACGTTGAAAAGCACTGGCAACGTCATAACGTCGCGGCTGACGAATGATGATTCCTTTACGTCCTTTACCGTGAGTAATTGAGAAATCCATCGGACGGCTTGCCTGATGGTTTCGCAGGAATTGAGCAATGCAACGTGGCTCATTCATCGTCATATCTCCCAATGTTAATTTGGTTCGCCCAAGCCCAGCCACATCAACCACCCTTCCCTGATTTCTTTTGGGCGGCTCTCATACGCCATTTTCATCCCATTATTCCAGGCAGGCAGATAGACCCAATACTCGCCAGCTCGTTTCGTTGCTGACAGCGGGTCGGACATCTCGATGACGGGAAGTTTCCCTTTTTCAATCATGCCTCTGACTGCAGCCGGAGTTTTGCCAATGAGTCGGGCAAATTCAGGATATGGGACAGCATCGCTGATACTTACAACTTGTTTGCTCATCTGCTAACCTTTTATCTAGATCTAACCAATGGGTTCTAATGTTCTCTAATGGGCTTTAGTGTAATCGCACTATCCATAGAGAAACTTGATTCACACTTGAGATTTACGATGATTATTAGAGGATCTTGATAACATGTCAATCGCAATTAGCGAAAAACTGGCGCTTATGCGCGAGTCAGAAAGATTAAACAGAAGGCAATTCGCTGAAATTACAGGGGTTCCATACAGTTCTTTGACTTACTACGAAAGTGGAAGAACAACCCCTCCCACCGACGTAACGATGAAAATCCTGAATCACCCGCAGTTTATGAAATACACGATGTGGTTTATTACTAATCAAATAGCACCAGAATCCGGGCAGATTGCACCGGCACTCGCACACTTTGGGCAAGAAACAACAATCTCGCCCCACTCAGAGCAAAAGACTGGTTAATCATTTACCGGCAATACATACATTTGAAATGTATGTCATTGACAGATAAATACCCTAATCACAGATGTAAAGAGTTAAGAGCAAAAAGTAAGCACACCAATCGGAGGGTTTTCTGATGACAATCAAGAAACTCGATGATGGTCAGTGGGAAGTGGACATAAGACCTGCTGGTCGCGACGGAAAGCGCATCCGCAGGAAGTTTGATAAGAAAAGCGAAGCTGTCGCTTTTGAAAAGTACACGCAGTACAACCACCACAATAAAGAATGGCTGTCTAAACCTACCGACAAACGGCGTCTGTCAGAGCTGACGCAAGTGTGGTGGAAGTTAAAAGGGCAACATGAAGATTATGGGCAGGGTTATCTCAGAAAAATTGAACTCTTTACTGAAATAACAGGCGACCCGTGTGCATTTCAGATAACCAAATCCCTTATCAGTCAGTACAGCACTGCTCGGCGAAGCTTGGGCATCAAGCCCGCAAGTATTAATCGCGATCTGACATGCCTGAGCGGAATGTTTACAGCACTTATTGAAGCCGAATTATTCAGTGGTGAACATCCAATCCGCGGTATGAAAAGGCTCAAAGAGCAACAACCAGAAACCGGGTATCTGACTCAAGATGAAATCGCACTGCTGCTTTCAAGGCTGGATGGGGATAACAAGAAGATCGCCGTACTTTGCCTGAGTACCGGGGCAAGATGGGGAGAGGCTGTAAAATTAAAAGCTGAACATATCATTCAGAACCGCGTGACGTTTGTTAAAACTAAAACAAACAAACCGCGTACGGTTCCGGTATCGCAGGAAGTAGCTGAAATGATTTCCAGCAATAAGCGAGGGTTCCTTTTTTTGGCAGCATCTTATAAAGAGTTCAGGCAGATTCTCAAAGAAGTGAAACCTGATTTACCATCCGGCCAGGCAACGCACGCTCTCCGGCATAGCTTTGCTACTCACTTTATGATCAACGGGGGAAGTATTATCACGCTACAACGAATATTGGGACATGCGCGAATTGAGCAGACCATGACCTATGCTCATTTTGCACCTGAATACTTGCAGGATGCCGTGTCGCTCAATCCACTTCGTGGCGGAACTCACGCGAAAAACGTCCACATAGTGTCCACACTCGAGTAG